TTATGGTGACAGACCTGATATGCCAACTGAAAATCTTCCGTGGGCTGTATGTGTTTCCCCTCTGGGTGGAACTGTTAATAATGAAAAAATTAAAAGGGGAACTGAAGAAGCTTCTTCTAATGGTCCAGTTGCTTATGGGTTTTGGAATATTCCCAAGATTGGAACAACGGTGGTTGTTACGTGTATTGATGGACATCCAATGTCAAGGTTGTGGATTGGAAGTTTACACACAGAACGTTTGAGTCACACACTCCCACACGGACGTTTCATATTTGGGGACGGAGAACCAGATGGGCCACTTGATTCATACGAACAACCAATTCAACCTTTATATGATAATCAAACAAACGCTTTTGGTTCAAGAACAGGGAACTATGAATGGAGAACAAGGGGTGCTGATTATTCTGTTTCAGCGACTTCTGGTGATTTCTATATAACAGATGGAATAAATTCAACACCTGATGACAAAGATCACAAGTTTACATCAGCTGATGGGAAAACAGTTAATATTAGACAGGGATATGGATTAAGTCAAATTGAACCAACATTAGCATCATCTACTACAAAAGAAAATTTTGACTCACAAGTGTATTCTTGGACATCACCTGGTTTCCATTCAATATCAATGGATGACAGGAAAGAAAATTGTAGAGTTAAAATTCGAACAACATCTGGCCACCAAATAATTTTGGATGACACAAATGAAAGAATTTATATTAATACAAGCAACGGAAACAGTTGGATAGAATTTGATGAAGATGGAAACATTGACGTATATTCAGCAACGAAAGTTAACGTTAGAACAGAAGGTGATATCAATTTTACGGCGAACAAATCAATTCGTATGTATGCTGACGAAGCAATTCATATGTTCACTAAACAAGTAAGAATTCAAACGATAGAAGACTTGCATATAAAGGCTGGAACGTATGTTAAAGTTCATTCGGCTTCAGATATGAATTTACAGACAGACACAAATTTAAATATTAATGTGGGAACTGAAGGAATGATTAAAACAGGTGGAACACTTCATTTGTTTGCTGGTGGGAACATATTAGGTAAAGGAAGTCAAGTTCATTTTAACGGTTCTCCACCTTCCGAGGCGGCAGTTGCTGGAGAGGAACCTGCCAAATGGACAAACAGGCTTCCATCTCATGAACCATATGCTCGAACAACAACAAAAACAGATTACTCACATGAACCAAAATATTCATATGATGATCCCTCTATTGGTTATGAAGATAAGACTCGAGGAAAGTATTGGAGAAGGTAAATATATTACCAAACGCAAGGATTTGATATGGCTACGTATAAAGGGTTTTCAACTAAATTTTATGGAGTTTGTAATACAGTGGTGAATGCTGGTTCATCTATTGTATACCAATCTTCTCCTGATAGTGGACCAAATGTCAATTTTTCATTAAAAGACGTAAATTTGGTAAAACAAGATATTTTGAATAACATTTGTACGACCAAAGGGTCTAGAGTCATGCAACCATCTCAAGGTACTATTATTCCTGATTTGTTATTTGAACCACTGGACTCGACTTCCTTGGTTATTTTAGAAGATGAAATAACAAGAGTTATAAATGCTGACCCAAGAGTTAGTTTACTGAATTTGTCAATAACCCCAAATTATGATTCAAATTCTGTAAGTGCTAACATCATGCTCCAGTTCATCCAACTTAATATGGTTTCGGGGTTTGAACTCAATATTCAATTTGAATAATTGGGAGTGTAAATCCATACAGAATTTCCACAATCCCAGATTCTTTCATATCCATGGTTCTTCATATTTTCATATTCAGTGAGGTTAGGGTCGTATCGTTCCAACAAATTTGTTAATTTATGTTTTTGGAACTTGATTCGAGAGTATACTTGAAACAATCCTTTGGATTGATTAAAATAAAAATAATTTGGAGATGAATCGTGTGTTCGGACAAATCCCAGTTGATTATATAAATTTCCAGTATTCCATCTTTTATCGGAATAACTAACAATTGAAGCAGTTGGGTGCGATTTAACAAATGCTTTAAATAATTTAGAAGGTCCTCCTACTATTGTGGTAAAGAGTTTAGTACTATATCTAATTAATTCAAACTGAGCAGATTTGGTATACCTGGTTTTCGAGAATGACATGCATGCAACAAGTTCTTTGTCGAAGAATAATCCTAAATTTACAGAAGAACTCCTGCATCCTCCTTGAATATGAGTTTTTTCAAAAAAACTAAACCCTTCTTTAAAAGATATTTCTCGTAACTCACACTGCCTTCCATATATTCGTTGATTCTTTCCTAACAATGAACAGATTCTTGATTTTACTTTATCTGGGTGATTTATAAATTCATGTTCAAAAACATGAATTAGTCTAATACCTCGTTTTTCACATTCTTTAGTTTTGTTTAAGTGATAATTAGGTTCTTTAAACTGTTCACTGTGCCAATATAAACCGTCACACTCAAACGCGAGTTTTAGTGAAGGAATATAAATATCAAGTTCTTGTGGAGGAATGATATTTCTACTTTTTCCGCTAATTACCCCCAAAGATTCAACGTAATCTCTGATGTGTTGTTCGAAAGACGAGTTGTGTGTTTGGGTTGGAATTGAATGTTTGGCTAGTGTGTTTGATATGTGTGCCTGACTAACTCCTAATTCAGATGCAACTGAAAATGTAGATTTGTGTTTATCATATAGTTCTTGGAGTATTTGTTTGTTTGATAATACACGTTTAGATTCTATGGAAATCGTTGATTTGTTAAAATTTATATCTCCATACCGCTCCAGCATTGTTTTTTCTTTTTTCTCACGAACCGTGTCATCCAGATATGCATACTCAACTCCTCTACGATTCAAGTTTGTTTGTTTTCGTTTTAAATTTGAATCTGACACACAAAACGCACACGTTTGACTACAATATGTATTAAATGTTTTTTGTGTGGTTGTATTCCATTTTAAGTCATTTCCACAAAAACATTTGGGTGGTGTTGATGTGTTATTTTTAATATAATACAATCTTTCTCTTAATGTACTATTGGGAGATAAAAAAGAAGTCGAATTTATTATTTGTTCCCACAATACCTGCATGTTTTTGTCTCGTGGAGATATTATTTTTCTTGTATCATCAACAATATCACACCATTTTATAATATCATCAATTGTTTTGATGTTGAGAAAAGATTTAACTCTTTTTGATAACGTGTTGGTGTATATGCTGTGTTCTGATGCTATCAAAGATATTGACTTGGAGGTATATAAAACTTCTGTTATAAGTTCTTCATAATTTATTTTCATTTTTGCGTTCTTTTTGATATGTGTATTTATACCGAAAGAAAAGATTTTAACGCATTTCAACCTTTGTGTAACGAATGATAAATATAAAAAACATATGGATAATAGAATGAGTGGACGAATAATTTCAGCAGCAGAAAGTTGGGAAACAGTTTATAAAGCATTTCAAGATATAAACTTTACTGCATTTGATTACCAATCAATAAAAGAGAGTTTAATTGCTTATGTTCAATTATATTTTCCTGAAACATATAATGATTATATTGAAAGTTCGGAATTCATTGCTATTCTTGAATTATTTGCGTATGTTGGAGAATTAATAACATATCGTGTTGATATGAATTCACAAGAGAATTTTCTTCCTACTGCACAAAGAAAACAATCAATTTTACGCTTGGCAAAATTAATCTCTTATAAGGCTTCTCGGAATATACCTGCAAGAGGACTCGTAAAACTGACATCAATCTCTACAACTGAACCGATATATGATTCCAATGGAACTAATTTATCAGGGACTAAAATAACTTGGAATGATACCTCAAACACGAATTGGAAAGATCAATTTTTGTTGGTTATGGATCATATTTTAACACAACCGTTTGGTAGTGTATTACCAGATGATCGAGTTCAAGTACAAGATGTATTATTTGAATTGTATACTCTCAATAACGTCCCAACACCAACTGGTGTGTTCCCATATTCCGTATCTGTTTCTGGAACATCATATCCTATGGAGTTGGTATCGTCGTCTTTAAACAGTGACGGTCCATACGAAAAGCGTCCAGAAATTAACATCCCAAATACTCTATTGTATGGTTCAGACGGTCTGGGAGATGGTTCTTCGGGAACTGGTTTCTTTTTCTTCACTAAACAAGGAACTCTTCAATTAGTCCAAAATACTTTTGATGGAATTACCCCTAACCAAACTTTTGATATTAACAAAACTAATATAAACGAAACTGATGTTCGGATTAATAACGTTGATCCTGTAACACTTCAGACAGTGACAGGGAACGAAATCTATACTCGAAATTCAGTTGAGGGGGAGTGGTTCCCCGTCGATTTAGCACAAGCCCAAAACATCATATACAATACCAACGTAATTCGAAATAAGTATGAAATCGAAACACTTGAAAATGATAACGTTAGAATTATTTTTGGAGATGGTGAATTTGCAGAAATTCCAAGTGGGTTGTTCCATTTTTGGGTTAGAACCTCTGCAAACGAAAATGTAGTCATCCCCCAAAGTTCTATTAATAACGTTTCAACGAGTTTCACGTATGTTGACGTTAACGGAATTGTAAGAACTTGTACATTCACGTTTTCAGCAACGTCGACACTCCAAAATGCTGCTCAAACAGAAGACATTGAACATATTCGTAGAATGGCTCCATCTGTTTATTACACACAAGATCGTATGGTCAGTGGTCGGGACTATAACACGTTTATGCTTCAAGACCAAACGATATTAAAAATACGGTCATTCAAGAGAACATTTGCTGGTGAATCAAATTATGTTAAGTACGTAGATTTCGTTGATCCTAGTGGAATGTATGACAATATTAAGATTTTTGGTGACGATTTAGCAGTTTATTTATCCGATAACATATTATCACTTCCTC